AGACTGATTGAAAACCCAGAACCACGCACCCTTTCGAGGAGCAGGCATAATCAAGTCGCGACCACCGCCGCCACAGTCAAAGCCGATCACCTGTGCGTCTGAGAGTGTCAGGGTCCTGTTACCTGCAAGTGTCTCCTTGGAGTACCCCCCGAGGTGCCAGGTTTGCCGTAGAAGTTTGAACGGATTTTTCCCATCAAATGCCATGATCTTTCAATCCTTGTTTTTGTTAGTGATTTGGACTATTTAGATTCTTTTCGGTCTTTCTTTTTTGCTGCTGCGATTGCTACTTTTTTTGCGTAGGCCGGGACCGAACCGGCTGCTACCATGTCGCGTACCATTGCTTCCACTTGTGCTCTTCTGTTTGCTTTCTCACCCATTGCTATTCCCCAGCGTTTTTTTCGTTGGTGTGCGAGGTTGTGCGTTTGAGGGGTTCAAGAACTGCTGGCTGTATTCTTGCCAGTGCTTGTCCATGCCAGCCAAACGCGCCTCAGCGAGTTCAATACGATGCTTGAGGTGTGGGTTGCGATCAAAGCGACCGAGCAGTCCATTCAACTTGTCCTGCTCCTTCTCCCTGATTGACAAAAAAATCTCCTTGATCATGGGCCGGACCAGTGTGGTCCCACGGATGAACGCCAGGAAGTCATACCAGGTTGAGCGGAGTTCACTTTTGTTCCAGATGATTTCATCGTTGGGTAGCACAGTTGCCGACTTGTTGAAGTCCACGTAGTACTTGCCACCACCACGGATTGGGTAAAAATGCACGTAGTCCATGTATGGACCCAGGCGCTCATCCTTGGGGTCAAGAATGGTAGCACCCTTGTCACGGGCGTTAGCCAGGGCGAGAGTCATGCTCCCATCCCGCTTCACACCGTTCAAGCCTGGACGAGCTACAAGCTTGGTGATGTCTGGCAGAAACCCTCGCTCCACATCATAGATCCAGCTTTTGGGGTAGTGGACATACTGGAACCGGAAGGTCTGCTTGTGGGTGTGGTTGATTGGAAGCCCGTCATCCTCGCGCGTTTGTATGCGCTCTCGTTGAGGCTTTTTCAGGTGTAGTGTTTCTTTCATTTGTGGTTCCTCCTTGAGCGGAAAGAGGGGTAGAGCCAACACCAACTCCACCCCTCATCCCTGTGTGATTTACGCGTCAGTCCGGATGCGAACACCTCGGCTGTCTTCAGCTCCACTGACCCCAAGGAAGCAGTGAGCGTATGCAGCAGACACACCATCTGAGGCGGTCCGGTCAAGCTCAACGACCAGGTCACCAGCATCAAGGATTAAGTTCCCTGCTGGGATGTGACCGAGCAATCGAGCTACTGGAGCCATCACGTAGGCGATAGCACCTTGTGACATCATCGCTCCGGTGTAGTTACCGGCTGGAGTGTTGTCTACAGAATCACTGACGTAGAAGTCAGTGTTCATCCAACTGCCCTTGTAGCCGGTACCTTTTTGGCCAAGCATCTCAACGGTAGCAGGAGCGAACTGAGCAGCACCTGTCTCCGAGCGCAATGAACTCAAGAAGTCATTGAACTGGATTGGGTGGAGCACACAAGCGTATGGAGGCGCGTTGAGCGTGCTTGTCAGTTGGAAGATTGCGTCGTAGATGTCATCAACGCTGAGGTTCACTCCAGAGGTGCCAACACTGTTGGAGAATGCGCCGTTATGGAACTGGTCACAAATCAAGTCAGTGAAGGTCAAGCTCACACCATTCACCAAGTTTTGGACGACTCGGTTGAGGTCGATTGCATCACCCGAAATAGGGATCAGGTCAGTGAGCGCATAGGCACGTGAGTAGCGAGCTACAGTTACATCAAAGTGAGCGGTCGTGTAGGTTGTCGCGTTTGTTGTGATGTTCTCACCAGGAGCGGCAAAAGCTCCAGGAACCATGTCTTGAGTGACATGAGTCACCGACGAGCCAGCACCATCGTATGGAACGCGGATGCACAGCGAGCGGAGGTCAGTCGGGTCATACAGTTGTTCAAGCACGAGAGCGGAGAGCACCTCGGCAACTGCACCACCGTTTGTGAGCATATTAGCATGAGTTGTTGCGCCTGTTACGGCCATGGGTCACCTCGAAAAAGGAATTGATTTTTTGTTTCAAGCCTTGATTACAAAACTATCGCATCCGGTCGCGTGGTAGGCTCTTGTGATCTTCATACTGGATTGTGTAGCAACTTGTCAACTCTTATTTGAAGACTCCCTTCGCCTTCCATTGAGCCATGATGCGATCCTTGTGCTCACCCAATGTCCCCCCGTTTTTGGCTCTGATTTGGCGCAGCCTTTCAGCCGTGTATTCCGTTTCGTTACCACTGGCTGGCTGGCCTGTGAACCTGTCGGGGTTGCCGTTGAGCACTGCTGCGAGCGCTTTAGCTATTGACTGTTCTTGCTCTGTAAAAGCGGTTTGAGTGCCCCGATTTTGGTCATCAGTTTTTTGCGGCTGCTCTTGGCCTGAGTCATTGCTCAAATGGACACGATACAGTGGGTCGTTTTGGTTTTCATCAAGCCAATCTCCGAAGGCCTTTCTGTTCTCCTCTGTCTGCTCTGCGTTGCTTGCTCTCCACTCATTGCGGAAGAACCGCTTCAGGCTGTCATGGGTGATTCCACGCTGATGTAGCTCCATGTCGACCTCATGGTTTTGGCGCGAAGTGCTGAACTCATTTTGGAGCTTTTGGTACTCTTCCTTGACGGCTTGGAGTTGGGCCAGGGCCTCGTCCCGCGTAGCAACTGCTTCACGGGCTCGGGCTGATTCCTGCTCAAACCGGAAGTGAGGAACGAGCTTTTCGGCCCTGCCTGCTCCGTTGCTTGGTGCTGCTGTTGGTGGCGCTGGTGTAGCTGCTGTTGGGGTTGATTCGGTTGAGTTGTCTGACATGCTATCCCTCGTTTGTGTCTGGTGTGGTTACTCTGAAGCTGCTGCCTACTGTGCCCATGATTTGCTCTGCGGCTGACAGCGGCAGGTTGAAAAAAGCGGCAAGCATTTGGACGCCGGAGGCACGCGGCAAACCGCCCTCGGCTACCGCTTGTACAATGCCCTGAGCCGCTTGAACTTGGGCACCGTTCAGCGCTGTTAGTTGTACGTTCTCGGCATCAGTTGCCATTGCTGCTACGGGTTCGCTTGCTGCAGCGCTGTCATCCTCTCTCCGCTCAAAGCCGGACAACCCTGCGTCGGCAGGTTCCATTGACTGGTGACCAAATGCGTTGAGGTCGTTCTCAATCTGCTGAACTCTCAGCAAGATTTCAAGCGCGTCCTCATCAGATTCAATCTCCGGCTTGAGTCCACGCAATACATCAATCTTGGAAATGATGCCCAACTCCTGTTCCGCTGACAAGACCTCCGCCTGAGCTTTGCGCTCCTCCATGGATGGCTGAAGTGCTCGGTAGTGAATGTTGTAGGCTCTTGGGTCCTCGGGCAAGCTGGTTCCAATGTACATGTTGCTGAGCGCTGCTGCAGTGGCGAGTAGCTGCTGGTCTGCCATCCTCAGCGCTGGCTCAATCATTTTTTGAGCACGCCTTTGGCCCTCACGGCTCACAACGATTGCGTAACCGGACTGAGCTTGGGTGATTTGAAGGTCACTCGGATTCAGCCCTGCATACACCGCCAGGCCCTGCTCATACACCCTCAGCGCCTCAGCGGCATTCATGGGATCCATAGCGCTGCTGAACTGACCAAGCGATCCACCTGCTGGTCCTTTGCTGATGAACTTGATGATACTCTTTCGATCCACCGGAACGATGTCCACAGGTGTGCCGCCAATCGTGCGACTGACCCCTGCCTGTGTGTCTACATCCATGGCCCATCGTTGTGGATGAGCCGCGTTCAAAAACCCATCACTCCAGTGAGACCACAGTGCCGCGAGGCGCAATGCTCCACGGCTGATCTCAGTACCCTCAGTCCAGTTCCACAACTGTGATCCACACTGCTTGTGATACATCACGTACGGCAAGATAGGGAGCCCTTCTTTGTTGCGGTAGGGGTAGCTACCTGCCAACTCGGGCGCGTACTCAGCAGTAGCGTCAACACGCTCACCTTGCTCATCGTACTTTTCAATCGCGAACACTGGCTCAGCAGGATCACGCACATCCCAGATTTCCCAAGTCCATTCACCTTTGCGCCATCGCAGTTCTTCAACGCGACCAGGCTGGTCCGGCTCATCCTTGAGAGCTTTGACCACCACTGTGTCCGGTAGCACCATTCGGTACGATGCCTCGGTCGCATCAGCCCAATGTTTCCAATCCACCCGGACCATGGTTTCGTTCAAGGAGAGCGCATACAGTCCGGTCGATTGCTGTTGAGCCCACAGCTTTGGAGTGATGATTGAGGCTACATCAGGCTGCTCCTCATCACCATCAACACGAACTTCAGGCGGTTGCAGATACGCTACATTTAACTGCTGAAATATCAGCCTAAACGGGTTCCGGCTTAGGTCAGGGTTGATCTCCAGGTCAGCAGCTACTTCACGGGCAAACATGTCCTCAATCTCATTCCGCACGTCATCTACGTGCTTGCCCTGCAACAACCGAACTCGGAGCGACTGCTCCCGCCATCGTTGTTGGTCTGCCTTGCTCTTCGGCATGATGTCTGCTGGTATCTTCATTTGTGCTTCCGCTTGATCCACCCTAACTCGTACAGGGCTGAGGTAGTGATTCTTGCTTCCATGTATCGGTCACCTTTGGCTGTGACTTCCTCGCCCTCAAGCTGCCACAACTCCACGCCTTTTTCGGGCGGTATGGTGCCTTTGGCCCCGATTACGATCTTGATGTCGCCTCGTTGTTGCTTGGCTTTTGATGTAGCCTTTTTCTTCGCTGGTTTTTTGTCTGCCATGATTCGCTCCTAAATGATGAGATACGGTGAACCCTCAAGCGTGTCCTGTAGAAACACCTCGCTAATATATCCAACTGCGTCGAAGTGATGTTTCAAATCTCCATGCGTCTCTCCCCTCCAGTGACGTAACGACGAGATGAGGCGAGCGCACCCCTCGTGCACCATGAACCGCCCTTCAACACAAGCTGAGGACAGCATGCGAGCACGGGCTTTGACGGAGCCTGGCCCCTTGTATGGTACCTGTATCGAGAACGGAGCACGAGCCGAACCACACGCCTGAGCGAATCCTCGCTCCAGCAACTGATTGACACTGAACCCAAGCCCGAGCCGACCAGCGCTGTTACTGTCGCCTCTCGCGTGCTCAATCTGCCATGGGTCCACGTTCCATTCTTTCAGCATTTTCAGGATCTGTTTGGCCTCGGCCAGTGGCGTGTTCCGCTCTTGGCTGACGTACTCGTCAAGCACATACAGCCGGTCATTACCGTAGCCGACCAAATAGCAGACCGATGC